AGACTAATAAGCAAAGACATGGTGGGAAAGGTTAAACCTGATCCCATCCCCGCAACTTTTGCAAGTCGGTGAGGACTGCCATCAACTAGAACATGAGTAGCCCTCCGGCTACCATGGAAGAACCATCGCATCGCAGGTGACTGCGAGAAGATTGTTCTCATTACGTTGAAGCTAACCATATCAGACGCGTCTTTAAGATCTAGGGTAGCATACTCTTTAGATACCGATGATTCTTCGGCGATACGGCGGTTAACCGTCTGATCCAAGAAGTTAATAGCACCTTCGGAGATTTCATTTAGGTTTTTCACCATGAAATCGAAGTATGCCATCTGCGTCTCCACCCTTTTGAGTGTTTCACGACATATAGTACGTGGTCCCCGTGAATCTTTGGGGACGAGAAGGAGCTCAGATACGAGAGGCTCAGTAACAGGTCTATTCATATAGCCCTTAACACTTAGCCCAGCGTACGGTTTGTAATAACCTTTAAACGCTAAAGCATCGGCCGGAAACGATCTGTCGGCTGCTGAAGATATTCTTTCAACAAAGAATAATTCGTCGCATCCAAAGAACGTCCCATTCGTAGCTCTAGGTCTAAACTCCCGAAAAACATGAGAAACGTGAGCACTAGATATGGATTTCCAGTGTGTTTCAAAGTCTTTCCGCAACTCGTTTGCGAACGCGAGCACTTTCGGGTCTTTCCCGATTTCATGGAGGATTTCTTCATTTTTGAGGAATTTTTCCTTCGCTTCACCCTTTTTCTCCTCGCTGTAAGGAACTGCGAGCTTATATGAATACTCACAGAGTTGACGTATAGTGCCAATAGCAGCACCATTCGGAGAGGGGAGAAGGATTCCCGTTTTCTCATCAAAAACCTGAGATAGGTGATCTTTAAGAAACTTGAGGACACCACGATTGAATCTAAAGGAAGTTAGCTCAGCGCGGTCGAACACCCCTTGTTCAAGGGAGCGCAACACGGCTTTACTAACTTTAGGCAACTCAACGGTCAAGAATGTTAGACCTTCCGCGGCAAGCCGCTGAAGAACATACTTGCGATCATACTCAGAGATAGGCATATCGCGCATAAGTGCGCTATAGAGGCCTGTTAATGAAACTTCCATGGCTAGATCTCTCCTTAATGGGTGAGACCCAAGCCTATTCCATTAGATCTCGCCAGATGCCAAACGCGAGAGCGTAGTTGGCGTGATGAATTCTGCAATATCCGACAAAAGGGAATCTCCCTCAGCCGAAGTGAAAGAACCATCATTGGGCAGTTGGACATTAATAGAAACAAGCGCATTTACCCTAACAGGGGTAGTTGTACCTGGAGCTATATAGTCCTTCTGTTTTAGACGAGTGACAGATACAGATAATAGTTTAGCCCTACTTGAGGGAGTAGCACCTGATAAACGAAATTCGTCAAGAGGTGCGCCAATAGCAAGACCGGATTTAATATAAGTTCCGGGCTTACGTGGCTCATAAACTATGGTCTGTGCTGTAATATTGCCGAATGGCATAGAAGGCCCCCGTGTGGTCTAGTGGAAAATTACTTCAATACGCCTACTTGCGACGCATTAATGGTGAAACCATTCCTTTGACTTTGGAATGGAAAGTCCTGCTCAAATATGAGAGATCGCAGATTTGCTCAAGTGATGGAACTTTGATAAGGTCCACAGCTCGAGGAATGCGTTTCTGCTCTAGAGCTACACCATCAAGATAATCACGGAATACAAAACGCTTCCGGCCAGAATTGGCTTCGAAAGAACAGTTATTGTAGCCCGAAGGTGGTTTCTTAACTACCTCGCGGACGTCAGCCGTAATTATCCGCCAACCAGTAAAGTTAGCAGACTTAACCCAACCTTTTTGAGGGGTTAGTTGTCGAAGCATGTCGCCGATAGGCAAGATATAGTCCACTGCAAAACTGAGCGGCACGAGGTCCCAAAGTAACTTTGGAGACGGATGGAAGCCCAGATAATCGTAGAATGACAGAATATCATTCTCAATTGTAATGTGACCAATATGCTTAACTTTGACATCCCAAGCATGATAGAAGATGCCGCCAGACACCGGGATATCACCACTGCTCTTTTTAATTTGATGAGTAGCGTTATATCTCGACGTGCGACGGTTTCCATTAAGCAGGGATTGCTTAACGCGGTTTGCAGCATCGTTGCAAGCGAGAACGTCATTGACCAAAGGAGCCCAACCCCACTTATAACTTCCATACGAAGGCGTCTCTTTCAGACTTTTGCCAAACATAGCGATTGTATCGTCTAGTTCAGCAAGATTAGTAAGAAGATCTGCTTCATTAGAAGTAGGGAGCTTGGACCATTTTAGGTTATTGACGTAAGGTTCCCAAACATATCGAGTTGTGTCTGGATGGACCCATCCAGGACCGAACGGATAATTTTCCACAAAAACATCAGTAAGATCGTTTAGTGGCCCGTGGGTTCTAAGATGGCCAGACCAAATCTCGGTAACCTCGCGGCTCATTGGACCAGGAGGGATTGTGAAATCCGTCAAAGTGTCATGGGTCGCGGTCCACGTAGTAGATTCAATTAACTTATTAGTGTTACGTTGAATTGTTCTATAGTTGACAGTGACGTATCGCGCACGTGTGCGCTTCTTACGTGCTCTAGGCATAAAATATTATGTTGGGTGATACGAAAATTGGGATCTATCCCGCCTGCGTCCGTCCTTATGGATAGCAGAGGCTGCAGGGATCTACCTGCATGCAAAATAGATGTAAAGACCAACCCTCACGGA